TACTTGCGGGTCCAGATTCAAAGACTCCACCTCCCGATAATTTTCGGGGGCTTCTGCCTCCACTACCTCTCCGTTCTCCAGATACGCCCCGTGGCGTTGGTCCGGCACTTCTCTCCACGTTGCCTCGTATTGTATTTCGCGCCCATCTTCAAATCCTAGAAGGTCTGGGCCTAGTCGGGTGATTTTCATTTTTCATTGTGTGTTATTTTCTTAAAAAGTTTCTGGGATTGGTGGCACTTGCGGCAAATCCGTCCATGCGTAAATTAATTCTCTGGAATTGCTCAAGGTTGGGTCTTCTACGGTTCCATCATTCATACTATCCCGAACAAGGAATGATCCTTTCCATTCTTTGCCAGTCCAATAGGCTTGTATTGAGTATTCTTCGTATTTCATTGCTACCAAAACCTCTTTGTTTACTTCTGGGAGGGCTGGTAAAAAATGCCATTTCGTCTTTTCCATTGTTTTGTGTGTTTTTAAAGAAACGCAAGGGCTATTAGCCCCTACGTTTGCAATTGTTTAACCAATTTAACCGTTTGCTATTTTGTAAATCTGCCTCGTAATGTCAATGTCATACTCAGCGTCATGTAACCTCGTTTCGTCAACCTCAATCCCAAGTGCTTTCGCAACGGTTTTAAGTTTGGCATCTGACATTTCGGCCCTTACCTTGAATAGTTTTGGAGTCGCCAATACGAATACATCCAAACAATTTGACCAGAACCATGAGCCGAAATAATTGCCATACGCTTTCTGCTTTTCGTCCGTAGCGTTTTGAACAAACCAAGCCCGTAGGAAGTTGTTATCGAATGAGGCATTATTGAAGCCAACCAGATAGAATTTATCTTTCTTGTCAAACTTATCCACGTACCGTCCTAGCATTGCGCTCAGGGTCTTGAAAACTTCACCCATTGGCGTGTATGCCATAATCTGATCCAATGTTACACCTGCCACATCCAAGGCCGCTTGTTCAATCTTTGCGGCTGGGTTGGGTTGAACCTTGAAATCAAAATATTCCTTTACCTCACCGTCAATTTCAATACATCCTGAAATCTGGTGGATTCCGTGTTGCCAGAAATTTGTACCGGTGGTTTCGAGATCGAAAAAAAATAGCTTTTCCATTAGGCTAAAAAGGCAATTCGTCCTCGTCTGTACTTGGTGGTGGTCCTGCCTGAACCGGTGTGGATGTCGCTTTTACCGGCAACGTACCGCCCTGACTTTGTGGTGCCGGTGCCTGTCCGGTTGAATCGCCCCGTTTAGAATATTCAATGGTATTCACCATAATTTTCAGGTCCGCCCCTTGCTTTCCTGCATTGGAAGTCCAAAGTTCAATCGGTGCTGGTGTTCCGGTAATAACTCCCCCGTCGCCTTTCTTTGGAACCAGATAATCATTTGGTTGCTGGTTGAACCAATGGGAACATTTCACCCAAAGGGTTTGACTGTTTCCTCCTTGGTCTTTCCCTGCATATACAGCAACGGAATATTCAACCACAATTTTGCCCGAAGGTAGATTTTTTACCTCGGCTTCTTTTCCTACATTTCCTGAGATTAAGAACATAAATTTTAATAGTTTTCTTTAATGAATTGTCTTGCCTTTTGTACTCTGATTTCAATTTCAGCGTTTTTTTCTGAATCAAATTTGGTAGTAAACTCCATTACTCTTTGATCCATTGGAATATCGCCATCCCAAACCCCCTCGAAATAAAATTCATATTCTACTCCGGTTCTGGCTAAATACCGATTGAAAGCCTCCATATCGTAAATAGAATTGCGTTCGTGTATTGCCGCTACTTCCCGCCACTTATCAGAACTTTTGTTTGGGCAGCCCGCTTTATACCATAACGCGGTACGTTCCTTTTCAATCAGTTCCGGTGGGGTATTCACAAGGCAATAAGCCGTTGTCCACTCTGGCTGTTCTGTAAGCCTCATATACCCCCTGTTCTGCCATTCGTAAACAGAATCCAAAACCTTTCCTTTGTATGGAAATGTAGTCCAGTCCCATGAGGTTTTAATATCGAAAGGAAGTATTGTCCCGTCCTCCCGCATAGGGTCTGGATGTCCTGAAATAAACCCGTCCGCTAGCTTTGCTTTGTTCTGATAAATCATTCCAAGCTTCTTAACCCTAGTGTAAAGCGTTACGCTGTCGCCTTCTGCCAGATTGCCCTTTTCCGTCTGCTTACTACTAAAACTTTCTTGCCGACCCCAATTAAGCCCCCGAACCGTTTGAGCGATAAAAGACATTGCGGTGGCTGACAATAGTTCTTTATCCTTGTCTGGTTCAAGTTCAATAACAAGTTTTTCCAAGGAAGAAATCTTTTCCTTCAATTTGTCAGCCGTTTTTATTGCAGTTGCAGAACAATTGGATAAATCAATTCGAGCCTTGTCTAATCCAGAAACGGCATCAAAATACTTTTCCTTTGGGCTTTTCCCTTGCGGGTCCGTCAATAGCTGACTAAGCCCCGAACTCCTGAATAAGATATTACTTGAATCCATTTCTCTTTGCGTTAAAAGCCTCTGTATGCTCTGGATACTTTGACAAAGAAGGTTCAATCGAAGCTAATTCGTCAATCGAACTTGCGTCCTGAATCAGCAATAAAAACCTTTCGGAATCTTGGTTGTCCTGAGTCGATTTGCTTGCAGCCAATTGCCTTGTAGTCAATCCGGCCCTAACATTTGGGATTTGAGCCTGAATGTCTTTTGCGGTTGCTTTTGTGAGCCACGTTTCCCACTTAGCCCTTTCTTGTTCGGTGTAAAGCGGATCTGATAAAATAGACCGCAACTCTGACCGGAAAACTTCTGAATCATCCATTACTCCCTTGTTGCACCAGTCCCGTATCAAAGCCCCCGTTTGTTCGGTAATGATAAACGGCTGCTCATTGGTAAAAAGTTCGGTTCGGTCCTTGCTTGCGGTTGCTGTATGGGTGTCCCGATCAATCATAAGAGAAACAGTCAACTCATATTCCCATCCAGCCCTTTGAATATCCATCATTCCAAGCTTCTTAACCTTGCCTCCTTCCTGAACGGTTTCCATCTTTGATCGGGTGCAAGTAATGATATGAACCGGTGCATGAAGAACTTTGGAAACAAAATTGTCGTGCCTTGGTGTCGTTTCGCTCCACGCGGCCCACGTATTCCCTTTGAACTTTGCGGCTGCAAGTTTATCATTCGATTCTAAGCACCCGCCAGGGCCGCTCCATTCGTGTGAACTTGAATCAATGATTATACACTCCATCCCACCTGCAAGGCACGTGTCAATCGCTTGTATGTAGCGTTCTGGTGAAAATGGGGGCGCAAGTTCAATTGTGTTGAACGGTCCCAAATGTTCGTACAATGAAGCCGAACCGTTTTCGGTGTCGATCACTGCAATTTTGTCCCAGTCTCCCACTAATCCTTTTGCCATTAGTAGGGCTGAATAGGTCTTTCCCGCACCTGAGGGGGCCGAAAGATTTAGCCGTAGCTTCGTCTTCTTTCGGGTGGCTTTTTGTAATACCATTGTGTTAAAAAATTAAATTAAAAATTATTCCTCCCAAGATCGCCAACGCAATCAGGGTTTTGATTCTGTTTTTACCCATGTTTCAAGTAGTTCATTTACAATAAAACTTGCGGACCTTTTCATGCCTTCAGCCTTAACTTCCGCATCCCTTTTCACTTTCGGGTCGATAGAGTACGTTGCCTTTACCCTGTTTTCTACCCCTATTCTTTTGCGCATACTTTTTCTTGTTTAATAATACAAAATAATACTTTTGATTTGATTGTTCCAAATAAATTTTCATTTCCAATGCGCCCAAATTGCTACTCCAATAATCATAGAAACAATAAGCATTTTCCAGACGGTGCGCCAATCCACGTTTGAAAACGTCCCCATCTTCTTTAGTTCGTAGAGGGCCAATGAGGCCCAGATTACGCCCATAGTTACGCCTGCAATCAGGAGTTCAATTGACTGAAAGTACCGCGCCAATCCGATCAGGACGACGGTGGTTATGAGGGATAAGTTGAACATAGGTAAATGATGTAAAAAATAATTGATACAAATACGATCATCCAGACAAGGCACTTTGCAGCGTCAATGATCTTTTGGTTGGTTTCGGGGTTCATCATGGCTTCAAAAAATTATCCATTTCAACAAACATTTCTTCCAAGTCGGGGTGGTGCAAAGCAAATCTGAACCCGCTTGCTTCTTTTCGATATGCGTCAAGCATAGAACTACCGCTTTTTACCGAATACTCGATGTTTGCCAATCGGTCGCAAATCTTTACAAACATTGCAAATCCACTTTGTCTCAGGTCGTAGTAAAACTTCCAGTTTGCCCGATCTTTTCTGGTTTTGCCTTTTTCGTTGGTGCAGGCAAAAACGTAATCTGCCACTAATACGTTTGTGTTTTCCAAAACGTCGTTGTGGGTCTGCCTACAATCCTCGATCACATCGTGGCACCAGCAGGCCGCCAGTACGTCCGAATGGTAATGCTCTGGAATAAGGTGGATAAACTTTTCGGCCCAATTCACAACCATTTGCAGGTGAAATTCATAAGGCTTGTTTCCATCATAAAAATGATTTGTGCTGGTATGGCATTTAATCGCATACTCTTTCGCTTTTTGTTCTGTTAGTGTCATTCCTTTACGATTTGTTTAAACTGTTCGAAGGATAGGGTGGGGGATATGTAATCTTTGTTTGTTTGACCCCAGTCTCCAAAAAGATTGAAATATCTAATGAGATCGTAGTCCTTAGTTGGTGGCACGTCTTCGTATGCC